GACATAAGAGAATGGTTTGTTCGTAATCAGTGGCGCATCGATATGAATTCTTATTTATCATGCGAGATAAAATCATTTCAACATCCTGATTATTACGCATTGTTAAATGCGTTGGCAGCCGATCTAGACCAATGCGAAAGCTGGGAAGATGTTTATAACCAAATAGATGAGGCCATTAAAAATAATAGTGCCAATTTAAGTCAAACAATGTCCTTTTTGGATTTGAGCGATTTTGACGAAAACAAAGAATTTCAATACAAATGCTTGTGTGGTCATTGTTGTAAAAATGAAAATCTAGCATTAATAAAGAACCCTTCTACAGGATTACACTTATTAGTGGCATGCGATTGTATTACAAAAACAGGAATTATTTCAAAGTATGAATTTAAAAAAAAAGCGAAACAAAATCATTCATCTTACATTACACAGAAAAAAAGAGCGAAATTACGAAAAGAAGCACAGCAAAAACTAGCAGAATGGGCATATAGATATGTTTTCTGGAAAATGATTCACACGATGATCAAAATTGGAAGGGAATATTCTGATCGAAAAAAAACACACAGATACTGTCTTACCTGTGGTAAATTAAATATTGAAAAAACTAAACCCAAGAAAAACATTGATTGTGTGCCTTGTTGGATATCAAAGCAACCAGTTACAGTTAAGACAGGAGTATGTTTGCTTCTTAAAAAATAAATTATTTCTTGAATTTTAAAAGGCATTTGCCGACATTTTTGTTAGATTCTTCTTCTTCATTGTCATCGTCTGATTCATCCGAAGGATCAGAGATGTCGCATGGTTTGCTATCTATTTTTTTCGGTGTTTGATCAGTTGGTTCATAAGCGACTTTCCATTTCGTAGCATCTGGAGTATAAGCAGAGCTAGTAGTTTGTATTATTTTGTAGTTTTGCGACTTATAGAAGGTTTTGCGCTTAAACCATTGTCTTTGAAAATTAGCATGCGCATCGATAATATCAACAACAACTGGATTAAATTCATGCTTCTGTCTCAAAATTCTTCCAACCGATTGTTCGATTTTGGTCATAGGCGTTACCATAAAAAGCGTAGATAATGATTTAATGTCTAATCCCTCGCTAGCCATTGCAAAAGTTGCCAACACAATTTGTTTAGACTCGGATGTTTTAAGCGCTTTTTCTTTCATTCCACCAACATAATAGCCAACTGTAGCAATATTTCTGTGATTAATTGCGTCAAAAATGTATTCTAATATGTTTTTATAAGAAGCAATAATCATGATTTGTTGTTTTGAATTTTCTACAAGCATGTCTTTTAAGACGGATAAAATGAATTCAGTGCGTCTATTATAAGCACATATTTTGCTTAGCATTTTGCTGCTAGCCGGTTTCCCGCGAAAATCGAGTAGCAACTCATTATATTCTTCATCATTGGTTTGAAATGTGATACCTCTAACGATGACTTTTTCATCTTTACTACGTTCTTGCTTATAAACAATTGGTCCTAAAAACATTTTAAATACCTTGGTAGTGCCATCAGATCGATTCATTGTGGCTGACAGACCAAGTGTGTATTTTGTTACTAATTTAAACAACGCATTAGAAAAAACTTCGCTAGAAATATGATGAACTTCATCGATAATTGTTAGTCCGAAGCTGTCAAAAAGAGATGCTGGATAGTCTTTCATAGATAATGACTGTAACATACATAAAACTATATCTTTACCTTCAATGTCTATAATTTGCCCTTGAATCTTTCCAATTTTAGCACCAGGAAGAAATTGTTGAATGCGTTCAATCCATTGATTCATTAAGAATTCCTTATGGACAATAACAATTCCTTTTTTTTTAAGTTGAGACCATATATAAAGGGAAATGCTAGTTTTACCAAAGCCACATGGTAATTCTAATAATCCGCCGCCACCGCCTTTTACATGCTGTAAAAAAGTGGAAACAACTGGCTCTTGTTCGGGACGTAATGAACCATTAAATTGTAGATCAATATCGACACCTTCAGTCAATTTATAATTTTTTACAGGGCCAAAGATTTCGTCACCATAATATCGAGGGATATAGAGCTTCTTGTCGGATTCACGATAAGCGGCAAAAGATTTTTCTAGTTGAACTGGAGAACCAGGGACGTATGGTTTTACAGTTAATTGTTCTTTGATTTGGGCTTGTTGTTTAATTGTCAGTTCAGATTTAAGGATAGTGTAGCCTTTTTGTCCGAGATAGGTATTTAGATTTTTAGGCATCTCTTCTACTATTTTAATGACAGATTCTGTTTTATTTTTAAAAGGTCGCATCTATAGTATTTAGAGCGATATGTTTATATTGTTTTTTTTTAAGTATATTATATATAAGATGCAATATATTGATAACTTGCTTGAAAAAAGGAACATGTCGCAATTGATTCTTGTGATTCTATTTATCATTTATTTAGTGATGGGTTTAAAAATGCCGGATCCGATTGCGAATATAATCGATAGTCCAGCAGGAAAGATCGTGGTTGCCCTTGTCGCCCTTTTGCTTTTCGGATATTCCAATCCGATTTTAGGTGTTTTAGGTATAATGGTTGCGTTTCAGTTGATAAAAGCATCTTCAGAAAAAACAGGCATGGCTGCCTTGGAGAAATATTATCCTACAGAGGAAAAGAAGTGGAGTCCATTTACACCGATCCATCAATTTCCTTACACATTAGAGCAGGAAGTTGTGAAGCAAATGGCATCACAAAAGTTCAATGCGAACTATATTAAGGCGCCTTATAGACCGATGTTGGATGATACTCATGATGCTTCTGCTCTATAAGTGACAACAATTAACCCAAATATAATATATTATATATTCTTTAAGTAGTTATAACCGAATATAATATATTATTTACACATTCCCCATTACAGATCCAAATCCCCTTTTAGGAGGGTTATATGCGCCAATAAACAAATTAATAACATAAACTATCACTAAAAAGATTAAACATCCTAAAACCATTTGAAAAATTTTGTTTTGCTTCAAGTCATCTAGAGTTATGCTATCAGCAGATGAACCGCTATCAGTAACAATGATTGTTTCTTCTTCCGATTCGCCAACAGGCTGACAATCAATATAGATTTCACCAGAACCAGCACCACTACTAGGACCTTTTTGATTAAAAAATAAACCAGGACTCGGCTTGATATCATATGAATTTTCCTTGATTACTTTTTGAAGCGCATTTAATACTCTTTCTGCTACACCAATAGCGGAATCGGCGGGATATACAATATATTCTATCAAATTCGTAGAACAAGGTTGATAAGGCTCGCTCGCAGTATAAGAAAAAAATGGTTTTCTAGGGACAAACGCATTCAAATTAAATCTAGAAATCTGAACAGTGGTTTTTTCATATTCCGCAGGCGCATTAGATGCGACAGTTTGGACAATTGTGGTTAAATTTTTACCGCTTTCTTCGCCTGAATTGCTAGATTTAATAGGAATACACACAAATAACGGTTTAGCTCCAGAAGATGTATTATGAATAATGATAAATTCGCCGTCTACTTTTGATCCATTGAAAGAGTGGAGTGAAGGAGAATATATTCGGACTTCTTTGACATCATAAGAAGTCGAATTATATGTTACTGGAGGTGAAGAAGAAGAGTCGTATGCTAATGAAATATAATCACCTCTATTGGTTGCGATACATGAACTATTATTATAATGAAAACTAAATTCGCATTTAAGATCACATTTTCCTGCTATATTATCTCTACCAATATCTATAGGTGCGGTGGCATCTGGGCAACTCATTTATAATATATATTTAAAATAAAAAATTTAAAATGCGTTATTATACAAAATCACTTTGCCTTACATTTAATAAGATATATGAAAGATATAAAACATAACATGAATATGAATATGACTAAAGCTCGTCTATATAAAGCTTTAAAAACCAATAATCAGACGAGAAAAAAGTTTAAAGCAACAAGAAACGATAAAGAACAACAGGCGATAAACAAGAAAAAGTTATTACATACCAATTCGATCAAAAATCACAATAAACAATTCAATTTAAGAAATAATACAATAAAGAATTTTAATACTTAACTGTTTTATAGTCGTTCCTTATAGTCGTTCCTTATAGTCGTTTCACTTATTGCTTCAAAATGGCAAATATTTTATCGTATCATTCTCATATTTAGTCACTTTAAAGGGTTCATTATAGCCTTCTACATAGACGGTATCATCGGAATATATTTCATCAACACCGTTATCATTTAATCCCGATTTGCCTTTGACAGAAACTGGAAGTTTCACATTATTATGCTGATTGGATATGGTATAGTATTGCCATAGACTGCGTCTAGTAAACAAAGGACGTCCCATTAAAGGCAATATATTATCTTTACTCGATCCATTAAGTGGCGTTAAAATGCCGATTTGTCTATAATTAGTATCTACTGCGGTAGTAGATACATTTATAGGGACTAGATATCGCTCATCTCTTAGAGGAGGTGTTAAAGGATCATTGTAATAAGGATAGCTAGGTAAAAAATTAAATCCAAACCCAGGATTAGACCGTTGTTCGTTATCATAAATATTAATATTTTGTTTAAGACCGTTACTGTTACTGTTACCGTTACCGTTACTGTCTTGTAATCGTTGATTTTGTAAAAAGAAATAACCTATAGCAACTAAAATAATTATAAAAATAAATATGGTAAAATTTTCAATACAAATAACACCAGGTGGACACTTCTTCATTAATATATTATTATATTATTTACTGTTCAATAATATAATATATAATATATAATATAGATTATAGATTATAGATTATAGATTATAGATTATAGATTATAAACAATCTATTTTAAATCCTTTGCCATGTTAGCTAGCCCATTTAATTGACTCATGTCGAGTGATTCCATCATACCTTTAGCGGTATCTATTAATGGCATCATATTATTCATAGTATCGAATAATTTCTGTTGTTGCGTCATTAATCTTTGCGTGTCATTTGTTAGTTTACCAATACTATCGCTTCCTAATATATTATCTAAATTAGTGTATGCGTTTTCTAAAGTAGTGGCGTAGTCGATTCGAGAACTACCATTAACAGGGGCCGCATTACTTAAAGAAGAATTTCCTTTTTTATTGTGAAACCCGTTTACATTTTTCTTTGAAGATGAATTTGCTTTGAATGTTTCAGTCTCGATTTTTCTTTTATTTAAATCTCGGTTACTAGGGTCTACAATGTTTTTACTTTCCATATCTTCAAAATCTCCTTCGGTATTTTCTTCCATAGCCGTATTTTTTCTTGCTTCTAATTTGGCCTTTGCTTCTTCCGAATTGCCTGATTTTTTAAGCTGACTTAACCCAGCTCCTAATTGATGATCCACACTAGATAATTTATCTGTATCTACAGAATCAGCTTTTGCGGCCGCCTTATCTTTTGCGGTCGCTTTTTGTTCCTCTGTTAAAGAAGTAGACATTGCCGCATTTTCCATACCTTCTCTCATGGACTTGTTAGCCATTAATAGATTAGTTGCGATAATAGCAATTAATAAAATAACTGCCATATTTTTACTAAAGTTGCTCATCAAAAAGGCGACCAAAGCAAAAAATATTACAGCATTTATCTTATTAGTTACGATATATCCTAAAACATTGCTGGCAGCTAAAAATACAATGAAATACAGGAAATACTTGTTAGTTACTAATTT